GCTAGTAGTAAGGAAGGGACAGGAAGATGCTACAGGGAAACTTATTCAACAGTGTATGCGAGAAGTACAACAGTACTTCAACTTCAGATGTCCCCTCGACAGTGAGTACAAGTACGGAAACAACTGGGCAGACACACACTAAGAACTGTAATCATTGTTCTATCGAACTAACTCCTGATGTATGGACAGAAGGTAATGCTAAAAATTATAACTACATTTGTAGAGTTTGTGATAGCATCAAGCGTAAGAAGAACAAGCTAAAGAAACTAGCTAAGAATATTGGAGCCGATACCCTACGTTCATACAACCAAGTTAAGTCAGGAGAAGTGTACATCATTGTAAACAATGCTTGGCCTGGCTGGGTGAAGATAGGCATGGCTGTCTATGCTGAAGACAGGTTGAACAAATATCAAACAGGTAGTCCTCTGCGTGACTACAAACTAGTCTATGCTGTCTATGTTAAAGACAGGCGCAAGACAGAACGAGAGGCACACAAGGCTGCTGAAGCTGTGGCTGAACGCAGTGGTGAGTGGTTCAAGATGTCCATAGGACAGGCAAAGGAATGTATTCAACATGGACTTTGATTTCTTTTTTAAAGTCATACTCACAGCCAGCTTCTTTGGTGTGAGTATTTGCCTTTGCATTAAGTGGCTTGTTGAATCCTACCTTGATTGGGTTCAGGTTATGACAGGCATAAGTGTAGTTACTTTCGCACAGGAGAAAGAAGCTATGCAACGAATGGAACGAGAAGCAAGGAGGGGAAGAGACGATGACGATTTTGCTAGTTGATGGAGACATCGTAGCATACAAAGCAGCAGCAGGAGGAGAGACACCTATCAACTGGGGTGATGGTCTATGGACATTACACTCCTATGAAGAGGACGTTGCACTACGCCTGGATACTTTCTTGTCCAACCTAGTAGATGAAGCACCTGTTCAGGATTGTATCATTGCTCTGTCTGATGCTGAGAACTATCGTAAAGAACTTGCCCCCTACTACAAAGCAAACAGAACAAATACACGCAAGCCTATGCTATTGAAGTGGGCAAGAGAGTATTTGAAAAAACAATATAACACTATAATTTATAGGAGGCTTGAGGCGGATGATGTCTTGGGGATACTGGGGACTGCGAATACGGATACTATTATATGGTCTGAAGATAAGGACTTACTCACTGTACCAGCGAAGCATTGGATTGGTGGAGAGGTTGTGGAACAATCTTTGGAACAGGCTGACTACCAGTTCTACGCTCAAACTTTGGCAGGGGATACTACTGACAACTATGCGGGGTGTCCTAAGATTGGTATGGTCACTGCCAAGAAGCTGCTGGATGATGATTGTTCTTGGAGTACAGTTGTTGACGCATTTGCTAGTAAGGGCCTATCGGAAACTGTTGCGATAGAGAACGCTAGACTTGCTCGTATTCTACGGAACGGTGAGTATGACACTGACACATGCGAGGTGAAACTATGGACTCCACAATGACGGACATGGTGAACAGTCCACCTCACTATGCTGACGGCAAAATTGAAACCATTGACTACATAGTAGATGTACTAGGTGAATGGGATGCCATTAGTTATTGTCATGGTAATGTTATCAAGTACACAGGCTCTCGCCTGTTCAAGAAGGGTAAGCCTGTCGAGGATGCGAAGAAAGCTATCTGGTACTTGAATAAGATGGTTGAATTATTGGAAAAAACTAAAGGAGTAAACTGGTAATGAACTTATACGACTACCAACTACAAGCAATGCGAACTGCTGTATACAATACCACACATGCTATCATGTATCCTGCACTGGGACTGGCTGAAGAGGCTGGTGAGGTAGCTGGTAAGATTGCTAAGATGTTACGGGATGACATCAAGCTGGACGACCAGAAGGAAAAGATTGAAGCAGAAATGGGTGATGTACTATGGATGCTTGCTGCCCTTGCCAAAGGATGTAACCTGTCACTACAGACTATCGCCGAGAAGAACCTCGAAAAGTTAGCGAAGCGTAGAGATAAGGGAACCCTTCAAGGCGAGGGAGATGAGAGATAATGGATGCCTACCAATCTTATATTCATGCTAGTCGATATGCTCGATGGCTAGAGGATAAAGAACGTAGGGAGACGTGGGAAGAAACTGTAGACCGTTGGTGGAACTACATGACTGACAAGTTCCCTCCTCTCTCTAAACGCCAGGATGTCAAAGCCGCTATATATGATCTAGAGGTTGTGCCATCTATGCGTACCATTATGACAGCAGGCGAGGCACTAGATAGAAATCATGTTGCGGCTTATAATTGTAGCTTTCTTGCTGTCGATGATCCTAAAAGTTTTGACGAGGCCCTACTTGTACTGATGTGTGGTACGGGTGTGGGCTTCTCAGTCGAGCAACAGTTCGTTAGCAAACTGCCTGAAGTACCAGCAGACATACACCCTACTGATGAAGTTATTCAAGTAGGAGATAGTAAGGAAGGCTGGGCTAAGGCACTACGTCAACTCATATCTCGTCTCTATGCTGGTGAGATACCAAGCTGGGATGTATCTAAGGTACGTCCTTCTGGTGCTAGACTTAAGACATTTGGTGGACGTGCGTCAGGTGCTGAACCTCTTGAGAATTTGTTCAAGTTTACTATCGGCATATTTAAGAAGGCTGCTGGACGTAAGCTCACTAGCCTTGAGTGCCATGACCTTATGTGTCAGGTAGCAGCAGCAGTTGTTGTCGGTGGTGTACGCAGGTCTGCCATGATTAGTCTGTCTGATCTTAACGATGACCGTATGCGTCACGCTAAGATGGGTAACTGGTGGAACGAGCAAGTCAATCGTAGTTATGCAAACAACTCCATCTCATTTACGGAACGTCCAGACATGGGGAGTTTCCTACGTGAGTGGTCAGCTATCTATGAATCTAAGTCAGGTGAGAGGGGCGTCTTTAACCGTGAAGCGGCGAAGGCTAAAGCAGCAGCTATTGGAAGAGAAGTCCGAGATGATTTCGGAACCAACCCCTGCGGAGAAATTAGCCTTAGAAGCAAACAGTTCTGCAACCTCTCAGAAGTTATCATCAGAGAAACAGACGGAACAGAAGACCTCAAGAGGAAAGTTGAAATCGCAACTATCATTGGGACGATTCAATCAGCCCTTGTGGACTTCAAATATCTGTCACCCAAATGGAAGAAGAACTCCGAGGAAGAGAGGCTCTTAGGTGTATCTCTAACAGGTATCTTTGACCATAAGATTATGTCAGGCCAAGGTGAGTACGAGAAGAGTGTACTTGCTACTACTCTAACACAGTTGCGTAACCTTACTCGTGACGTGAATAAAGAGTGGGCTAAGAAGTTAGGCATACCAGCATCAAAAGCTATTACTACAGTCAAGCCAAGTGGTACTGTGTCACAGCTTGTCAACAGTGGTAGTGGTATTCATCCACGCTATGCTAAACACTACATCCGTAGAGTACGGGCTGATGTTAAAGACCCTCTCGCTGACTGGATGAAAGACCACGGTGTACCATGTGAAGTAGATGTGTACAATCCACAGAATGTGGTGTTCAGTTTTCCTATGGCATCTGCTGACAATAGTTTAACACGGCATGATGTATCTGCTATCGAACATCTTGAACTATGGCTGACATACCGCAAGCACTGGACTGACCACAACCCATCAGTAACTATATATGTTGGTGATGATGAATGGGCAGAGGTAGGTGCATGGGTCTGGAAGAACTGGGATGAAGTGTGTGGCGTATCCTTCTTACCTCGTGAGGATGATAACCATACATATGCACAAGCTCCCTATGAAGAGATTACACAGGAACAGTATGATGAATTGAAAGCAAAGATGCCATCATTAGACTTCTCTAAGTATACAGAAGCATATGATAATACAACATCTTCGCAAGAATTAGCATGTACTGCTGGAGTCTGTGAAATCTAAAGTTACAACATTAGCGAAAGTTTGTGAACTATGAGAGTATTAGGTAACGATTTTAATATAACAGATGGATTGCTCCACCACCTACGCAAGTTGTATCCTGACAAACTTCCGCTTTCGCAAGTTACCCCTGAGGAATTAGCGTTCCTTAGGGGGCAACAATCAATCATAATTAAACTTGTTGAATTACAAGAACAAGATTTCGAGGATGAATAAACATGGGTGGACTATTTGCTCCAAAGATGCCCAAGCCTCTACCTCCTCCCGCACGGGCTATCAATGCTATTACTGAAACACCTGCTTTAGAGTTGGTAGATAATATCGTTGATAAAAAGAAGAGAGGTAAGAAGGCTCTTAGAACAGAACTAGTAGATAAAGTATCTACACAAGTAGGCAGCATGACCTCTGGTTTACAGATACCACAGGGAGGAGCGTGATATGGGCGCACCTCCAGCCCCTAAGAATGTTCTTAAGCCTAAGAAGGTTTTAAGAACGATTAAGCAAGAAATTATTAAACCAGCAATATCACAAGGTGAAAAGCTAATATCTACCGCTGAAGATGTAGGTAAAAAAGTTGTTAATACTGTGACCAAGATTCCAGAAACTGCTGTAAAAGTCGCTGAAAATGTTGGTACAACAGCTTATAAAACTGCTAAAGATGTAGGAGGAACAGTAGCTAAAGCAGTTTCTCCAGCCGCACCTAAAGCAGCAGCAGCGCCTTCAACGGCAGCAGCAAGGCAACAGGATGAAGAGCTTCAGACAGTTATTGAGAGCGGTGCGTCTAATATGAAACGTAGGCGCAAAGGAAAGAGAGAATTGAAAGCTCAAGTTATACAGCCAGCCGCAGCAAACGTGGGCGGTGAAGGCACATCAGGTCTAAACATTCCGACAGGATAATTAAATGCAACAAGATGTAGGAACAGTAGCAAAACGCTACAGTCAACTAGAGAGTGA